TTCTAGAAGTATTCCAAAGATGTTCAAAGAAAGTTTTATTTCCATGAGGAACATCTTTTGTTCTATCAAAAACAAATTTATATTTTTGACACTCTAAAATATCATTATCAATTTCCATACTATAAATTATTTTTAACCATTATACAAAAAAAGAGAGGTTTATGCAACCTCTCTATGTAGTAACTCAGGCTCGCCACCAATTTTTTGACTGGAAATTGGAAACCAGGCGGGAGTAAGATCCCATCCGCACCACTTGCTCTTTGAGGAAGCAAGAAACCAAAGGGGGTCATATTGACTCCACCAGGATTTTTAAAGTCTCTCCATGACTTCGAGGGGGTTTCCCGACCAGGGTGCTTTTTAAGTCTTCCCAAGACTATAGGGATACTGGGAATTGAACCCAGACCAACCCGTTATAAGCAGGCCGCTCTACCATTAAGCTATACCCCCAAAGAATTAACAAGCTTCATCATGATCTGTATATATTCGTAACAGGTCATTGAGTTCTTGATATTCTTTATAAGGAAGAATCTTTACATTCTTATCTCCATCAGTAATCAAAAATGATTCTCCTTGTTCTACACGTTCCATAAGGTTGTCAAAATCTTCCTGAAATTCTTCTGCTGTAAAAGTTTTCATTTTATTTTTTCTACAATACTAATCACACCATGAGCATAAAAAAATAAAAGTATTGAACCAATACTTGCACTAATCATTGTAGCAGTTTTATTGTGCTTGTCAATTGCTTTATCAATCATTTTCTGAACTTCTTCAGGTTTCATGATTCCATTCAAAGAACTTTTGCATTGGGTCTACTTTTGTTTTAACTATTTCACATGCCCTTTTATAAAACATATTGTCTGTGTTTCCAGATGCTTCAAATGTTTCTTTTATTTTCACCCAATTATCATAGGTGTGTTGGTCCATTTAGAATTTTTGCAGGTGGTCATTTAACCTCAACAATATTCTTTCTGCTTCTTGGACGTCTATTCCTTCTTGTTTGGAATAATATATGTAGTCATCCAAGGATAAGGTAATGACTTCAATGTCAGATTTTGATAACTTTGGGGTTTCCCAACTCATCTAATTTCAAACTCCAATTTTCTAACTTTACGATTTTTTCTTGCCTCTTGAAAGGCAAGGTCTTCATTTGAAAGCACTTTGTTTGTGCTTTTCTTATTATACCCTGGAGAGACAATTTCTACAAGGCTCAAATCAAGAGCACTAATATTTTCTCCACGAACAGTAGTTAAGTTGTCACAACCACAGCACTTAGTTTGAGCTGGGTGTGCTTGTAATTCTTTGTTGCAATTCTTGCATCTGATCTTTAACATCTTTAATCATCCTTTTAATCTCGTCAAGTTCTTCATGTATATCTTGGTGATGAAACCTTAATGGTTTTTGTATAAGTTCGTTAAATTTTTTCTTTTTCATTTTTACATATTTAGAAAGCGGGTAACCAGATTCGAACTGGTGACTCCAACTTGGAAGGATGGCATTTTACCCCTAAACTATACCCGCATGAAGGGGGATTGCTCCCCCCATATTAATTACACTTCAACTTCAATCATACGATTGGCATAGTCATAAGCATAACTGGTTCTGGCACCATGGTGACCCCAACCTATCCAATCATAGGCGTAATCCATATATCTGTCAATACTTTTACCAGGGGTCTTCATTTTTTCTTCTATTTTTTTCCATTGGACTTCATTAATCAAATACTTTAATTGAGTGTCCATACTAGAAGGACTTCCACCATATTTTCTAGCAAAGTCACCCAATCCATAGTATCTGTTGGAAGATGTCCACTGAATCAGACCATAACCACCCCAACAAGAGTGATAAGACCTGATGCTACCACCTTCACAAATATTAGGAATGAATGTAGATTCTTGCCTAATATTACCCATGATGGTAGCAAGGGCGTTTTTGTCTTTAATTCCAATGTCCTGGAAATATGCCAGGGCTACATTTTCATTTTCATTACACCCTTTACAAATTAGCCTTTTCTCTTTTGGCTTCTCAGGAGCAACCTCTTTGGTCGCTGTCGGTGTTTCAAACTCCTTAATAATAGAAAATGGCGCTGGAGGTGCTGTCAAAGGAGGAAACAGAGGCAGTGTTGCCACGTTGGTTGTAACCGATGCCAGAAGAGGCAGGGCTACTGTAAAGAAATTTTGCATTAAATTTGATTGAACTCTACATCCCAATAGAGAAAGCGCACTTCCCTCATCTCTGAGGGCAATCTCCTGGGCTCTAAATCATTATCAAAGACTCATAATTTGTATCATAATGAGCGACTATTTAGTTTCATCAAACATACCATTAATGTAATTAAGGGACATAACCTCAATTTCGGTATTATTGACTACCCAATCTTGAATCTCTGCATACAATGCAGAAGCATCAGAAGATCTTCCTTCTGCACACAGATCATGCATCCTATCAATGATATTGTCAACTTGAACTTGACACATCTGTTTCAATTGGGTTTCGTTCATAATAATCTTTTCTGAAATATTTTGATAAGATGTTGCTATTGTAGAATGCTGGGTCTCCATTGTCAAGGGACTCTGTAAGGACGTTGTTGACAAAGAGTTGCCTCGTTTCCTCATAATTAGTTTTGCCCTTTGTTTTATGTAATGATAAAATAGTCCTCTCAAAATTTTCTCTACCATACTTGTCTACATCTTCTTTGAGTTCTGGACACGATCCATAGTACTTTTTCCAGTCAGATTCCATCTTAGTTCGTCTACTCTTTCCTCTTTCTTTGCGGAAAGACCAGAAATATTTTCTACCAATATAACTGCGATTAGTTTGGTTGCAGTGAATATGATAAACAAAACCAAAATAATCCTGAATATCAGAAGACTCAAAAATTTCCCCATTGAATCTCCAAGGGTTCTCATAGCTCATCTTAGAACATCTTATGAGCTAATATTTATCCTTCAACCCTAACAGAGTGATTCTACTGGTCTTTGGATTGTTTGTCAACCTGTGCTTTTTTGTCCCTGACCATTTTGATCAGGGTATTGAGCTTATCCCTCTTCATGATTTCAGAGGGTCTCCTGCCTCTTCTAGGACCCTCTGGAGGAGTTAATTCCTCATTCATCTCTCAACACCATACCTCTTGTCTGATCTTGAGGTGTCCATGTTCTTCTTAGCTTGAGCAGTAGAGATAGCATATCTCAAACTCTTGATCTCTTTAGGGGACTTCTCTGGGTATGACTTTGCAAGCTTTGAAGGTTTGATTGCTTTGAATACATGCTCCTTTTCTTTCTTCTCTGCAGCATCAAGGGCACGCTCTCTTAAATGTGCAATCAATTCAAGTTTCAATTCTTCCTTGGTCATTTTCTTGGAAGATTTTTCTCTTGCTGCTTTTGCCTTAGCAAGTGCTCTTTCTTTTGCTGCATCTCTTTCTTTCTGAGGGATCTCCCAATGCTTGATATCCATGGTGCCTTCACCAAGATGTGGAGCAGCCTTGTAACCTTTATGACCTGCCTGATAATTCTGCCATGCCCTTGTATTTGCTTTCTTATCAGCAGCAGTCACTGTCATTCTGGTATCTTTTGGTTCTTCTTGCTTCTTTGGTTCACCACCATAAACTGCCTCATCAACTGTCCCATGAATATGCTTACCTCTTGACTTCTTATCTGCTCTTGCTGCTGACTGTCCTTCTGAACTTGCATACTTGGCACCAACTTTTGGTTCCATTTTGCTTGCTCTCTTATCAGCAGCCAATTCTCTTCTAAGTGCTCTTTCATCAGCACTTAATGCTTCATCAACTTGAGCATAAACTTGCTCATATGCTTCTCTAATGTTATTAAGTCCTGCCATGACGCACCAAATCCTTTTTAGTTATTTATAAAAAAAGAGGGTCCTAAGACCCTCTCATATTCACTTCATAGCCATATAGAGTTGAGCTTCTTTAAGTCTCATCTCTTTAAGGATTTTTTGTTTAATCAGAATAAGTGCCATAGGTTTGCTCCTTTACTTTATGGGTATTGGTGCGTTCCTTCAGTTTCCCTACTTCCGCCCTTATGGGTGAACGTATTTTAATTTATATAAGTTATTTTGTATAATTTGTTACAGTTTGAATCCTGCAAAGGTATCTTTCTTCACATCTTGCTTAATTCCACCAACCACATAAGATTCTACTTCTGTTTCTTGAGGTGCCACCTGAAGACCTTTGGATGAAATCCAGTGCTCAGTCCAAGGAAGGGGATTGTTCTTTGCAGCAATATCATACAATGGTTTAATTCCAATTGCTTTCATTCTACGATTTGCAACCCACTCAACATACTGATGTAGTAACTTATCATTCAAACCAATCATAGAACCATCCTTGAACAGATACTCTGCCCAGTGCTTCTCTTCATTGACACAATTTTCAAAAGCAGACCTTACCCATTCCTCTTCTTCTTTAGCAATTTGTTGCATCTCTGGATCATCTCCTTCGCGCCACTTATTGAGGATGTTCTGAGTAATGACAAGGTGCTGATTTTCGTCT